TCGTTAGCCACTTTTTTATTAGCTTCCTTAACTTCTTCAATGGTTTCACCTCCTTCCCTGTGTCTATATTATAACACGTTTCCGTGTTATTTGCAAGCATTTATTTATACTTTTACAAATAAAAATAGAGCCTACTAAACTAGATATTTTCTAAGTTAGTAGGCTCTTCTATTTATAGTTGCGTGTATCCACCATTACACGCTATGGAGATAATTGGATCACCTCGATTTCATCGAATAGCGCCAGCTGCACCAACTAGAAAACCAACCACACCACCAGCGGCCCATGTATCACGTTGACGCCGCAAGCGTTGCTCTGTTCTTCTATTGTTCTTGATTTCGTCTTTCAATTCCGTTAATGAGTTCGAGGCTAGAGTTAAGCTCTGCTCTTGCTCTGTTATTTTGTTCGAGGCTTTCGCTAATTCTTGCCCCTGTTTCTCGTTGATTTCCCTCAATTCGGTTAAGGCTTTCGCCCTCTCGCTGTTGATAACCCTCAATTCTTTTAATTCGGTCGCCTGCGTCATTGTTAAGCTGTCGGCTTGTTTCAATGAGTTTGTTGAGCTCTCTATTGAGGCGTCGGCTATCATCAAGTGCTCTTTGAGTTTGTTCCAGTCGCTCAATGGCACGCTGATAGTTGCCTCTGGCTGTGAAATATCCACTTGCGAGGCTGCCAACGCCATAGAGGAACAGCACACAAATAGCACCAATAATAAGGCGCTGCATAGTAACCTTAGATTTAAGCGTTTCGAGGTATGTCTTAATTTTTGCATACATAATAACCCCCTTTAATCCAAATCATTCCAGCGTGCCGCATAACCTCGTACGTCAACGTGTACGAATCCTTGATAATAATATGTACCAATACCGCCCTCAATACCTAACTCTTGACCGCAAGCCTCAGCAACCTCAGCCAAGTACTCAACGTCAACGTCATCATAGGTAATGTCAGCAGCAGTACCTAAAACGTGTTGAGAGTTAGATACGCCGCCTACTTCCTCATTGTGTTCCTCGCAACGATAACCACTTGTAACAGTCAACGGCACGCCTAAACGTTCACGAATTGCGTCTAATAAGTCCACTAAACGCTTGTCGATAATATGATCTAACTTATTATGCCCATTCTCATCAACTTCATGTCTATGGCAACTGCAAGCGAACTCATAATCATCAAAATGTGTGCCAATTTTCATTATATACACCTCTATTTCTGCTTTTAACGATAATTTTATAGTGCTTTTATCGTTATTTTTAAATTCAAACATAAAAGCCACGCCACACAATGTAAGCGTGGCTTACAAACCTTTATTTCTTTAAAATCATGTCAATTTTAGAGTGCACTACATCCAAAAGCCCTGCGATTGTTCCATTTCCGCCGTCCCTCATATTCTCGAGGATACTTAGAAACTCAACCGAGCCAAGATATAGCCATACTAAATTTACGGCAAAGGCATAGTTACCTGCCATGAAATCAAAACAATAAGCCCCAGCTGTCGCTAAGCAGTATGTTAGTACCTTTGTAACAAAAGGCTTTCTCATATGCTTCGAATTAATAAGCCCCTTACCCCATGCGGCAGGAATGGCGATATATTTATCATAGCCGCTTATATTTTCTGGGCTTGCCCCCATATCAATAAGCATTTGATAACCTATAGCCGCCCAACGTGTTATAAGGTCTAGGAATACCAGTATAATGAATATCCCTAGTACTTGCACATGTTTAAGACCTAACATGTATATACCGACTTCCGCAACTACCGCAAGCAAGGCTTTAATTGCGAATGAGTCTGTCAGTGTTTGCCATGCTTCGCATAGAAAATCTGTTATTACTTGCATTGTTTCCCCTTATATCACTATTAAAGCGTTTCTGTAGCACTATTTACATATTTATTTTGGTTCATATCCCAAACAAAATATGGATTGCGTTTATCACTCATACTGAAATAACTGAAGCGATAGCCTTCACCGGCAATACTAATATATGTGCCAGATACAGCGGTTTGACATTTGAATACTACTAACTCTGGGGTAGCTACATATTCATGCTCAGAGAATTGATGTACTGCCTCGCCGCCTTGATTATTGATTAGGCTGTCGGCATTTAATAACAATACTACCTTTTTGTTGGTTTTAATTGTTTTCTTGGTTTCCGCAGTAACTTCCCATGTTCGCGGTGCGAATTTAAAAATAGAGGTTCCGTCGTAATTGGATACATCAATTTCTAACTCATCGCCAAATTTCTTATATACTACGCCATTGTCTGCGGTTTCTGTTTGGTCTGCAGTCGCATTTGTGCCTCTGATAATCAAGGTGGTTTGTTCGTTATCGTTTAGATCATAATATTTGAGCTCGATATTCTTAGGCCCATTATCACTTTCAAACTCTCGTTTCTCGCCGTTATTAATGGCAACTTTAAAATGAGGTTCTCCTGTGAGGTCGATATAATCTTGTCCTACACGAGGCTGAGTATATTCGAGTTGTCTGAAAGTAGCCTCTTGCAAAGAGCCGGTCTCGAACAGCTTCTCGATTACAGTAGTAATTACTGTGTCAACGTTCGTGTTTTCTAAGTAAATATTTTTAGATTTTAAAAGTTCCGCCGCACGTTCTGCACTGCCTGGCTCACCTTGAGGACCAGGCTTACCAATTGACCCCGGTTCGCCTTGAGGCCCTGGCACACCTTGCGGGCCTTGTACACCACGGATACTTTCAAGCCATTCACTTTCAGTACCTTTATACCCATGTGCTACTGCGATAGCATAGGCACTTTTGCCAGCACCCTCAACAATAGGCAGTATAATCTCTTTTCCTACCTTCTCGACAAGGGCCATTGCTGAGATTTCATCAAATTTCAAAGTTAATGTGTTATCTGCCATGATAAGTTACCTCCCCTTACTCATGCATAGAAATATCCGGTACGATCGTAATCGTACCTTGACCAATCTTTAGCCAGTGATCATCGTTATAAAGAAATGCGTCGTAGATGTAATCGCCGCCCTTTATTTTCTTCTTCGCTGACTCTTGGCCAGAAATAAAAAACCTTACTTGTTTTGACTCTACCACAGGATGCAACTCTAATATCATATCGTCATATGGGCGCTTGCGAATTTTACAAGCGCCTTTGTATTGACTTAACGTCATATCACTTCCAGGTGGTACGACGTATGTAATATCAAAATCTTGTCCGGAGTGGAGTGTAAAATCTTGTTCGACCATATAGCCTCCTTATTGTCGTGCAATAACTAATATGTACAGCTCACCGTAGAAATAGGATTTAGTGTAAAAATCGTTATTTTCACTGCTATGTGAACTTTCCCCTTTAGCCTCTACTACCGCTCGGCGTTTGTCGGCAATGCCTATATTAGAATGTGTTCTTTCATCCTTTTGCATATATACGCTGCACCATCCAATATATCGAGCTTTTTGCTGGTTATATTCATCTTTGCTAATTTTATAAGGGATTTTATCCTCCCATGGACTTGGCACTTTGGTTTTATAGTAGTTATAGTCGCTGTCAAAATAACGTTCGGTCACTATATAGCCGACAGGAATAAATGTACATTGACTTTCATTAAACCCTTCTGGTAGTGGGCACCAGTCACCATGACGTACTTTATAGATTTGTACATCAATGTTTCTAATCTTAAAGCCTGCTTGCATAATTGACTGTGCGTCAATACGTGAGCCTGTGATATTAGCGCCTACGATGTTACCGTTAGCGTCAACTTTGAATGTACCGGTTTTATTTTGGATCGTGCCGCCGATAATCTTACCGCCTGTTACAGTCCCAAGGTTACCACTGATCGCGCTTAACTCTCCGACGTCCATCTTATCTGCAGACACGGCTTTAGCAGCGAGCATCTGTTTAGTAATGATGTTATTGTCAAACAGAGCATCACCGGTTACATGAAGCAACTTACCGGCAATTCTTGTTCCTGCAGAACTCAGATTGATTCGACTAACTAACTCATCACCATTTAATGCTTTCAATTTTAAGTCAATGCTGTTTTCTAATTGGCTAAATTGAGTGGCCATATTAGTGGTTAAGCTTTTAACTTCAGTAGAATATTCATTAGCAGTCTTTGTAAGCTCCTTAATCTTTTCGTCCATAGACTTAATGCCGAGAGCTTCCTTATCGATTAAAGCCGGGTCAAT